CTTGGCATCGGGTCGAAGCTCGGCGAGATGTTCGAAAACACGCGCAATAGCAATATCAAGGTCGGACTTGGGAGTCACATCATTCGACATTGGTTCTCCTCTTGATAGGGGTCATCCATTATAGCGCAAGTTTTTCGCGCGACCCCAACCAGGCTATTTGTTGCTTCTGATCTTGAACAGGACCGACTCTCGCTTCTCCAAGTCGTAAAGACCGACCTCGTCGGCAACTTCGAGCGTGAACACCTTCGAGCCGTCTTCTCGTTCGATGGCGTTGATCACCCCGCCGTACTTCTCGTCGCTCCGGTTGTACTGGAATGAAGACACATTGACCAGGAGTCCGAGGAACACATTGACCGCCGCGATTGTGCCGACGACCTCTGCAGCTTTGGGGAGCCCCCAGATCTCAGCGAGGGCGAAGTACAGCGCACCGAGACCAGGAAGGACCGTCGTAGCGATCACTTTCAGGACGTTGTAGATTTTACTGTTCAACATGGCGGGATTCCTTTTCCCTCTGCGCCGGAATAATCTCTGCAAATTTTCTGTGCGACCGCAAGGGCAACGTCGACACGCCATCCATGATTCGCTGAGCTACCCCATTGCCGCCCAGCTCCGAATACGGTTCCCACAGGTACTTTCGGAACTCTTCGTATTCGTCCTCCGAGATCCATCCCCGCTCGATGTAGCTCATGCCTCGACTAAGGATCTTGTCGTAGGCCATTCCGAGCAGAAGCCGCCGCAACGCTGAGCTGATCGTCGACCGCTTTGCGAGGTACGCCCAGAACCCCGAGGACGCGACAATCGAAGCAAGCGAGGCGACAAGCGCCATCACCCAAGGTTCCATTGGAATTCCCCCACTAGTTGTTTGATCCGTTAACCCAGCCCGATGTCTTCGACGTGAATGTATGAAGTCGCCGCTACGTACTGGGACCCGATACCTGTGCTGCGGTACACTCGACATTTGAACGTGAACGTCCCGGTTGCGAGAGCTGTGTATCGCGCGATAACAACCGCAGCGCGCCCCCAACCGGCGTGGTTGGCGTAAGTGTAGCCGGCGGCCAGTTTGATGGCGTTGTTGGACCCGTCAGAAATGATCCCGAGAAGACGGTTGCCTCCATCGCTGGAACTGTTCGTTCCAATACCCATGAACGCCGTGATCTTGTACTTTCTGCCGATTTGCAGAGTAGGGCTGACAGAAAGTCCAGGAACGTCGTACGTGGTGTTGTTCGCAGCGATAAGGCTTGATGTGTGGGCCCCGAGCTCCAGGTAATCCAGCTCGCCACGCGGAAGGAGGGCGACGAAGTCGCGAGTACGGTTGATTTCTCGCGCGCCCCAGCGAACACGACCTTCTTCCCCCGTGTCGGGAACTAATGGGTAACCTGCCGCCAAGGCGTCGTCACCGATTGTCATTTCTCACCTCCCTCACGTTACGGTGGCCCCAAGTATCGCATGGTGGCTCGGGCAAACGGAGAAATCGTCGCGATCGCTCCTTCGGACCAGGCTCCGATGATCTCGACATACTCGGAAGCTGACAAGACCACTTCCCCGATCACATTCGGGTAGTTATTGGCGCCGATGAAACCCGGGAGTCTCGTACGCCAATGCTGGGTGACGCCGTTTTCACGGATGTACGTATCGACGACCCCGCCGCCGGTCATGGAGCCTGTGTACCAAGCACCCTTGATGAGATACCGACCCGAAATGGGAGCGATGAGGCGAGTCGGTGTCGCAGGGTCGCGCATGTCCTCATTGTCCGTGATCTCCGTGTTGAACGTGAGGGCAGTACCATTCACGGATTGAGTTACCGAGTTTGACACCTCGACGTAGTATTTCTCCATTCGGTCTAACTCGGCCTCGACATCCGTAGCCAAGTCCTCACCTAGGTCGGGACCGTCAGGTAGATCGCTCATCGTCGGATAACGGAGACCGTAAATCGGCGTGGTGGCCATTAATCACCTCCTAAGTTAAGGCTCGATATCGAATACTTCCTGCCACGTTCCGTGCGAGTCGAAGACTGCCTGCCAAGATGCGTACCTGCTTCGGACCGTGTGCCACTTAGCCTTCGGCGGAGGTCCGCCACCCATGTCTTCCCAAGTTTCGTCTTCGAAGTCCGCCCAGGCCTTGGTGCTGAAGTCCCAAGCGATCCAAGAGCCGGCGCTGATAAAGACGCTGGTCACCAAAGTTGGGTAAGAGCGGTCACCTTGCGAATCAGATACGAATATCTGCTCTGTGACCTGCATGATGCTGCCGGTCCCGTCGGAATCCCGCATCTCGACTAGGTCGCCTAGATGGTAATCGCGGCCGTACTTGTACTGACCGTTCTGGTTGATCTCACCGTCGAATGCGAAAAGACTACGGTGTTTCGCAAGTTCCTCTTTCCCCCGTTGAATCATCTTCTTGGAGGCAGAATCGAGATCGGCGTCATCAATGTCGTCCGCTTTCACGAACAGGACTCGACGCTCAAAACCCTGGACGTCCGTATCCACATCCAAAGCATAAACAATCTCATAGCCTACGGGAGAAACTACGTATGCCACATTCTTCTGTAGCGCGGTGGAGGACAAAGACGTTGTGTTCTGAAGATTGTCCAGCTCTTCACTGAAAACCACCGCAGGAAGAACTGCCTGCTGCGACGTTCGATCGTTTCCCGTGTACACGTCCCAGAACAACTCACCCTCGTCGAGATTCCGAACGATCCGGAAGCCGAAAGTGAACTGATCAGCAAGATTCTTTGCGGCCGCGTATACAGACATTGGTTCGATCTCATACGCGACAACGTCTGCTGGCTCTGGAATCGTACTTTCGGGAAATAGACCGCTGCTCCCTTCGGTTAGCAAAGGGATAACGTCACCCAAATCCAGCTTTCCGAGAACACAGACATCGTGAAATATCTTTCTCACGACCTCTGTCGGGGTGCCGGAGATGACCCACTTAGGTTCGATGGTCAGACTCGACAACGAGCTTCGGGCAACGCGATCCTCGAGAATGTACTCCAAACTTCGACCTTTGACGGTCAAGGTCTGGAGGCCTTCTTCGTTCGTGGAATTCTCAACGGTCTCTACCGTCATCACGCGGTGTGACTCTGTTACTGCTAAACGAACCCCTGTGGCGAAACGGAGGCGATTCGCGGGGGTCGAATGAAGAATCAATTCGAAGTCACCGATAGTAGCGTACCTCTCGGTCCAAATAAACGACTCGAACTTATCCACAACAGTTACGCGTCGGTAGAGGCCGTCAAGGATGTACACCTCCACTACAGGCCTCCGTACCTATTCGCGTATTGGATCTCGAACGGCACTCCCGCCCCGACCGCATACACGCGAATATGGTTCTCTCCGTGTCCCAGCTCAATCCACTTTGATGTGGGCGAAACTGCGTACACAAGAGAAGTGGTAATTCCACCGCGAAGGCGAGTCGCAATCTTCTCGCCGACATTGGTGTTGATCGTCACTACATCCCCCGCGATAAGCGAGGAAGCGAAGCTCAACGTCCGAACAACATCATCTGGTCCTCGATGCTCGATATCGAACGATCCGATGGTTCGATCCACATTCAGCGTGAAGAGGATCCCCGTTTCTACCGTTCCCTCATAAGGAATCGGAGTCTCTGTCGCTGTGTCTGTGGTCAAACCTTCGAGAAGACTCGTGTTGATATCGACGAAGTCCGAGTCGAAGCAGAGAAGCGAGATGTTTGCCTCAGGGTCTCTCACGAACAGCGGGCAGGCAAAGGTCTCAATTCTGCCCATGATGTTCGCCGTAACATCGTCAAGGATGAATCGGAGTTGGACCTCAGTCTTCGGCATGAAGAATTCGTAAAGACGCTTCCTGAGGTCCCTCACCGAGTCAACTACGAAGTCCGGCTTGAGTTCGATCTTGAGGATGATGTTGCGCTTTGTGCGGCGACTTGAATGGTACTGCTCTCCGTCCATGTTCGCGAAACTCGACGATACGAGCGTCGCGTCGACGGGCTCCAGCCCCTGGATATCCGCCAGCACGAAGCCGTCGGAGACATCCTCCAGAGGGAAGCTAAGTAGGGCGCCCTGGGCGTTTCGTATTTCAAGCGTTTCAAGCATTCGCTGCCAGAGCCCCCTTCGTCACGGAAAGTTGGTTCTTCGTCTGCCGGTAGATCTCCGACGGAGTCAGAGCCTTGGGTGAGTAGTTGTTTTGCGTGTACGACACAGAAGACGCCGCCGTAGCCGTAGCATCGTCAGAGTCATCCCGGGTCGTGGTATTTCTTGTGTACCCGTCCGAGGCATTCGTTGCGTTGGAATATGAAGCCCCAACGGTGAGAGACGGCCTCTTGAACATGTTCCCGACATCCTTAGCGGCCTGCTTGGCCTCAGTCAGGTCGAACACGGGACGGATTTGCGGAGACAGATCCATTTCGCCACCGACGGCATCCGAGAGGTTGCCAATGGCGGAACGAAGACCTGCCATCGCGTTGTCGCCGATTACTGTAGCGGCCTGCTCCGCCGAACGG